TTACATTGCATTTAATACATATTCAATCAGGCATTCCTTTGGTATTTTAATTAATCTTCCATTTCTTATAGATTTTAATTCTCCAGTTTCAGTTTTCTTTAAGACACTACTTTTACTAATTCCTAAAAAATCAGCTGTATCTTTTGTTGATATAAAAAAAGGAAGCTTCTCTAATTCTTTTTCTAATGATGTTCTCATTTCTTGTGTTGTCATTTTTATCACCTAATTCCATTCGTTCCCTATTCTTTTCATGTTTTTTTGCCATTTTTCCCAATAAGAATTTAAAATATTATCTGTTGTATAACTATATTGATATGTAATTGCAATCAGCTCATCCATAGCTATTGCTAACTTATCAGTATAGACATAATGAATAAATCTTAAAATATCAGGTTCATCTGTATGAATATATTTTTCTTCAAAAGAAAAGCAAATAGCTTCCTTTAAGGCTTCATTTTTATCATCATCAAGATAATTTATCAATTGAGCAAAAAAGAAGTAAATATCAGTCAATTCTTCTAACTCTTTGTCCTTACTATAAGGTTTAGTTTTCCAAGTTTTATGTGAAAAGATAGTCTCTTCATTAAACTCAACACATTCTGCTATTAATGACATTTTTATGTCATCAAAAGTTCTAGGTCTAATACTATGAATATTATCATCTAAATGTTTTTGTAAACTTAATATATCTTTAAAATTTTCAGGTTTTTTGATTTCCATTATCTCACTTCCTTCTCCTTCAATAGTTCAGGATTTTCATAAATATTTCCTATTATTTCACTAAGTTCAAAAGTTTCATTTATAAAATCCATATAATTTTCTGTAAAGTAAGATTTTTTGAATATGAGCTGGCTTATTGCTAATTCATCTCTTTTTCCCTCTCTTTCAATTACACCTATATTATAAAATTCTTTAGTTCCATCTATACTGCAATCTTTAAATTTTACAATATCACCCTCATAAATTTCTTTTCCATTCTTATCTTTTAATCCTATGTATTGCATAAGTTCAACATCATTAAATTTATCATGTCTTATATTTAATAAATGTCCAACTCTTTCAAGTAAATAAGTTACCTTTTTACTTACATAATCAATTAAAATAACTTCAAATATTTCTTTTCTATCTTTTACCCAAGCTCTAAATTTTATGTCTCTATTCATTTTTAATCAACTCCTATAAAAAAATTCAATATTTCTATTTTTCCATTATGTGTTCTCATAAAATCATTTTTGAAGTTTCTTTCAAACTCTTCTAATTCATTCTCAGTCATATATTTCTTTTTAATTATTTCAAATTTGAAAGTTCTCTTTTTTTTATCTTGAAGGACTTCCATTGTTCCTTTGTATTTAATCATCTTTTTTCACCTGCTTCTTATTTATTTTTTTTGCAATAGCAATTTTGACTTTAGCTATAGTTACTCCTATATTTGTTAGTTCAGCATCATTTTTAATAAGCTTATTTTTATTTAAAACAGCTAATTCTTTCCTAGAAACCAGAAGCAAATTTTTTATATCAAAATTTTCTTTATTCCCATCAGCAAAAATTATTACATGATCTACTGGAATTTCTCCATATTTTTGTTCCCAAATCCATCTATGTTTTAATTTCCATCTTTTTTTATTGACAAGCTTTATATATGTATAACCATCTCTATCTATTCTTTCAGAATAAAGTTCTCTAGTATTCCATGTAACATTTCCTTTTTTAAAAAGATTAGGAGGTCTTACTCCTGTTTTCTTACCCTTATTCCAAGGTGTAAATCCTTTCTTAAAAGTATAAGAAGGTAATTTTTTAAAAGGTATTTTGTATCTATGAAGCAAAGGCTCTAACTGATTTAAAGTTATTTTTTCAAAATTATTATTAAATAATTCTAATAATTCATTTTTATTTTTAGTACCTTTGAAGCTTCTTAAGAATTCAAACTCTATTGTTTTAAATTTTCTTCTCATTTTATACCTCTAACATTTTAGGTAGTTTCATATTTTCAGTGATTCCACTTTCTTTCATTTTAATAGCTTGGATTGCAACATCTGCATTATTTATAATTGCAGTAGCAACTCCAACTATAGCTTTTGCTCTAAGAATTTCAGTATGTAACTTTTCTTCACTAATATCTTCTTCATCTAATCTTTCGATTTGTGCAAATAAGTAATTGTTCAAATCATTTAATGTATTTTTCATTTTTTAGTTCTCCTTATCAATTAAAACCTTTCCATTCCCATAACTCACCTTTACAGTTTCTTGTTTTGTATTTTATTTTTAGAATTCCTAGAATTGTTCTTAATGTACTTCCTTTTCTTCCTAATTTCATAGACAACTCTTTTAATGTCATATTAGGAGCATTCTCTTTTAAAAATTCTATTTCAGCATCATTTAATTCATAATTTTTTTTGTCAAAAATACATTTTGCATTTAAATATTTTTTTATTCTACTTTCACTAGTATGGTATTTTTCCATTATTTTAGCTATAGAAACTCCATTATTATAATCTACAACTATGTTTTCTTTATCTTCTTCACTAAGTACTTTTCTTTGATTTAAAAGTTCTAATTTATTTTGTTTTAAAATTCTTTTAAGTCTATCATCTCCTAAACCAAAATATTTTTTTAATTTATCAAAAGAAAAACCTTCTTGTATTTTTGATTTTAATTCAATTAAATTTACAGAATTGTCTCTTGCTATTTTTATATCACCAATTAAGTTTATTTTACATTCTCTGCATATCCTGCCAAATTTTAAATAAGTACATTTTACTTTTTCAGCTAATTTAGAGTAATGTAATAAAGGATTTGATAAGATTAAGTTTTCTAAAAAATCCTTTTTAACTCCTCTTATTTCTTCTATTGAAAGAAATAATTTTTTAGCTAAGACAGAAGATTTTTCTTTCAAATGTTCTATTATATATTGTTGTTCAAACTCCTTATCTCTTCTTTCATCAATAATTTTATCAGCTTCACATTCAATCATTTTTTTTATAAATATGCTATCGTATGGATAACCCATTTCATTAGCTACCTTATCTATTTCATAAATTCCATAATTATCAAATAATTCACAAAACAATTCTTTTTGTAACTCTTTAATATCTGAAGCATCCATTTGTAATCTCTGACCTAATGTTTTATGTTTTTTCATGAGATTATTTTTTATGTAATCTCTTAAAAAAGTATCATTTTTTAAAGATATTGTTTCCATTTTAACCACCAACTATATTTTTATATTTTTCTTTTACACTAGATTTATCAACATTAACATAAATCATAGTTGTATTTATGTTCTGATGTCCTAAAACTTGTTGAATTTCTTCAACGTCCATTCCTTTCTTTAGTGCCATTGTTGCAAATGTTCTTCTAAATCTATGAGGATGAACGTTTTCAACTTTTGCTCTAGTTGCAATTGATTTTAATACTCTTCTTAATCCTTCAGTCTCAATCTTGCTACCTGGAATTTGGTTTTTATAACATTTATACATAAGTCCATCAGCAATCCACAAATAAGGAGTATTATAATTTCCTCTTTCATTTATATATTTTTTAATTGCAAGAGCTGCAATAGTACTCATGAAAGCAACTCCTTCTTTATTACCTTTTCTAATAATTTTTATTTCATTTTTTTCAAAATCAATGTCTCTTATTTTTATATTGGCCAATTCTGTTGCACGTATAGCACTAGATATAAGAACTTCCATTATTGCTTTTTCTAAGGAGTTTTCACAAGCCATTCTAAGTTTTTCTAACTCTAATTGTGTAAAAGCAGTTTTTTCAGTTTTTTGACCTTTAACTTTTTTAATTTTTTTAACAGGGTTATTAGAAATATATTCTTCTTCATTTAAAAATGAAAAGAAGGAATTTAAAATTCTTCTTATGTTATCTATTGAAACAGCTTTCTGCTGGTTCTTTTCTCTTTCTACAGCTAAATATAATCTAATATCATCTGTAGTAACCTGTAAAAAAGATTTTTTTACAAAGAGAGAAAATAATTCAAGAGAATTTTTATAATATAATAAACTTTTGTCACTTAGATTTTCAGCTTTCTTTGTTAAAAAGAATTTTTTCCAAAGTTCTGAATTAGTTCTATCTGAAACAACTATTTCATATTTTTTTGAAACAATATCATAATCTTTTAGTTGTATGATTATAATATTTTTTATTCTTTCAATATCTTCTACACTGAAATCATTGCTTCTATTTATTTCAAAAGTAATTTGATTAATAATGTTATTCTTTATATCTTCCATAATCAACCTCAAATTCTAAACTTGTATCACCACTAATACTGTAACTAAAAGTATCCCAACTTCCAAAACACTTACCTGTTAAAACATCTTCATTTTTACATCTAGCTTTAGCACCAGCAAGAGTCAATTGGACATAAGCCATCTGAATGGCATTCTCATCCAAATCACTGCAGCTTATAAAAATTTTATTTTGGTAATTAATACCTTTTTCTTTTAAGACAGCTAACATTCCTAATATTAAGCAACCAGATCCACAGGCTGAATCTATTATTTTTATTTTATTTCCACTATCTAATTCTTTTTTTAATTCTTCAAATCTTGTATATGCTAACAATTTTGATAAATGAAAAGGTGTAAAAAATTGACCTTTCATTTTATTATGAACTTCTAATTTATGATGAATCTTACCTAAATAATCATCAATATTTTTTTCAAAAAGTCTAATTAATTCCACATTACAGTCAATGAATATATCAATTATTCCTTTACCATATTTTTCAATTATTTTTTTATATTTTTCTTCCCTGTCTTCTGCTCCTACTTTATTACAAGTATTTGAATAAGTATAAAACATACATCTTATCCAATCAAAAAATATTTCGTCATAATTTTGTTTATGAACTAAACTTTGTATTTTTTTTTACTATATTATCAACAGAAGCTTCTGCAATAATATTTTTACTTAAATCAGATCCACTAAAAAGATTTAAATTATCATTCATTTTTTAATCCCTTTCCATTACAATATTTCTTTCAAATTCTTCCCAACTTTTTGAAAAAGTATGATTAGCAAAAGCTTCTTTTAATCCATTCATTTGTTTTAATCTTATAACTTCATCTAGATCCATTCCTAAATGCTCAGATATTTCATAATCATTCCAACCTTTCTCATAAAGAGATAAAACAATTTTTGCCATATCTGGAATTTGGTGAGTACCTCTTGCTCTGTTAAATTGAATTGTTGCAGCAACTCTCTTTTTAATATCATGCTTTAAAACAACAACTGGAACTTCTTCTAATTCAAGTTTAAGGGAAACAGTATATCTATGAAAGCCATCAACAATAACATATTTATCATTTTCTTTATCGTATATACAAATAATAGGCATACAGAAGCCATTATCAATTATTGATCTTTCTAGTAATTTCATCTCAGGTTTTGCTACTTTATTTGGATTATAGTCATTAGCTACAACTTTTTTTATATCAACCATTTGGACATTTAAAACTTCCATTGATACTTTTTTCATCTTTTTACCTCCAGTAAGTTATTATATTTTTTCATTAAATGTTGTAATTTTTCATTGTCTTTTTTATTTTCACCAAAAGATAATCTTTTCATATAAAAATCATTTCTTTCAATTGCTCTTGCAATTCTCCTCCAGGATATAATTTTCTTTTGTTGCTCTAATTTTAGGTCACCTTCTTGTGGAATAATACTCACATTTTCGTGAATTCTATACCATTCCATAAACTTTTTAATTTTTCCATAGTAATGAAGCATTAAATCTCTATTATAAAGTCCTAAGCTTTCTAATAAGAACACAGTATATTGTTCCCAAGTCATAAAATCAGGTTTAAAAGATTTTATATTTCCTAGAGCATAACTTCTACAATAGATATTTCCAAAATTAACTCCATTAACTCTATTTAAAATCTTTTCCCATGTATCAGCTTCAAGAGCTTTAAATTGGTCTAACCCATTTCTTTGGTCATCTCCATAGGGTTGGCATAATCTTTGCTCATGAATTGATAATCCATTTTTATACATCAATTCATAAATTTTATTATATTTTAAGTCTAATAATGATACAGCTCCCCAAACATCTTGAGTTTTAAAGTCATATAGAGGATAAAAATTAAAAGTATTTGTATAAATTTGAGTTGTCCAAGGCTTATTTTTAAACATAACTTTATTTTTAGGTATTGCAATTGTTCTGAATCTATTAAGACTTTCATCAGCTCTTATTCCAACTCCAACAGCACACATTCCACCTTTAGTATCTGCATACCATTTATTGAAAGAAGGAACAAATTCTTCAAACTCCATAACTCTGTTGTAAAAAGGTAAAAAATTATTAGTTAGATTAATACTATCTTTTGGTAAATCTCTAACCCATAATTCTTTATCTTCTGGCTTCCAGCAGATCCATTTTGGTTGTAAAACGGATACTGCATTTCTTAAATAAAGTGGTAAAGCTATATGATAGAAGTCTCTAATTTGGCTTAATTTTTTTAATTCATAGACATGGTCAATAGTGTGTTTATATTGAGCTTCTAAATCTATATATAAAACATCAAAAACTTTATTAAGTTTTTTAGCTACAATGTTAGCTAGTTGTATCATCAAAGAACTATCTTTTCCACCACTAAAAGAAAAACAAACATTATCAAAATTATTAAAAATAAATTGATATCTATCTCTAGCAGCAGACAAGACATCTTGGTCTTTATAAATCTTCATAGTTTCTCCTCAAATTCTTGTATAGTTTTTTGTTTTAACTCACATAAAAAGTTCTCTTTTTTCTTTAAATTATCTTGAATCATTTCATCTAATCCAAATGTAGAGATTAAGTAAAAGATTCTACAATCTTCTTTTTGTCCTGTTCTATAGATTCTGCTTTCAGCTTGTTCCATTAGAGCATAATCCCAAGAAATATTGTAAAATATAATTATATTAGAATCTTGTAAATTTAGTCCAAATGTATGCTTTTGTAAACTGAGTAAAGTATATTCACTAAATTCATTTCTTAGTAATTCTTCTTCAACTAGATATTTATAAAAAATAATTATTTTTTTTGTTGGAACTCCTTCACTCTTAAGATTGTTTAAAAGATTTCTTAATTCTTCTTTTTTATTTAAACTAGCAGCATAAGAATGTTGTAATTTTTGAAGATTTCCTAATAGTTGTCCATCTTCTGTTCTGATACCTTCAATAAAAATTTCTTTTAAAATTAGATAGTCTTCAATTACTTTATCTTCTGCTACATATTCAACAATTTTAGTTTCTTTTTTTATATCTAGTTTCAAATCACTTTTATAAATAAAAGGACTTATTAAACTAAATAAATAATCAAGATTTGTGAAACCTTCTAACCATCTTTTTTTTATTACACGATTTTTAACAACTCTTTTTTCTATAACAAATGTGTTATAAAATTCGTTGTAATTCATTTTAAAAATTTTTTCACTCAAGAAATTAAACTGGTTATATAGATCCAGGTAATTTTTTGAAAGAGGAGTACCATTTAAAATTAAACGGTACTTTGCTTTTCTCCCAATTGTTGTTATTCTTTGAGTTCTTACACAGTAATTTTTTATTTTTATGCTTTCATCTACAACACAGAAAAATTTATAGTTAGAATATTTATTTAATAGTTCAAAGTAAGTTTTTTTAGAATTACTTAAAGTTTCTATTCCCACTATTTCAACTTCATATTTTAAGGAACATTTTTCAAGTTCTTCTTTTAAATTTTTCTTAGTTTGGCAAGGTGTAAACCATAAAACTTTATCTATATCTTCTCTTGAATTTATAATACCAACAGCAGTTTGAGTTTTTCCTGTTCCTGCTTGCATAAATAAAGCTCCAACTTTAAATTTTTTTAATTTTTTTATACAATTTAATTGATCAGGCAAGTAATTCCTCATCTATTTCAACCTCTTTAAAAATTTTTTCTGGAATGTAAGTTTCTAATCTTTCTATATTGTCATAAAAGTTTAATGAAGCTTTATCTAAAAGTTCTATTAAGTTAGGCATTGATAAAATTAGTTCTTTTTTCTTGTTAAGAAATACTTTTCTTGGAAACTCATTGTTATTTTGATATGAAATTACTACACTTTCACGCATTTTATTTACCAATACTTTTGGATACCAGAAACGATAATCTTCAAATAAACCTATTTCAAATTTAAATAAATAAGCTTTTTGAGTTTCTTTTTCTATGAAAAGTCTTTCAAGAGAAATTTCAAATGTATTCCACTTTTTTGTTTTTTCCATAAATTCACCTAATTTTTAAAAGTAATATCTTCATATACCCATGCCATATATTTATCTGAAAAGTTAAAGATTTTATTTAATTCTTTTTCAGTTATTCCTAATCTTCTAGCAGCACCTTTCATTTTTGCAGTATCTAAATCTTTAACCATTCTTGCCCATGAACACAGAGTTCCCATAAAGCCTACTGGAAGCTTTTGAGAAACATCATCAGGTGTTAAAATTGGAGTTTCATTTATACCTGAAAGACATTTCATTGCTTGTTTTCCCATAACTTCTGTATAAAAGAAATTACCTCTTACATCATCTTCTATATCGTCATCTGTAGGTTCAAAGTATTTCTCATATATTTTATCTGCAGAAGCACGAACCTTACATATTTCCATATATTTTTGGAATGGGATAATACCATCATTTTCTTTTAATTCTTTATCCCATACACTTTTATGATTTGTACAAGTTCTAGAGATATTAAGAATAATTGTTGCAAGTAATGCTGATTCTAATTTTTCATCAGTTGGTTTTTTAGTAACCTTTATCGTTTTTTTTTCATTTATCTTGATTTCTCTCTTCTCTGTTTTCTTCGCTTTTCTCATTTTTAACAACACCTTTCTCAGCCATAAGAACAGCTAAAGCTAATTTAAGTATATCCATAAGATCACATCCAGCTTTCCAATAAAAGAAACGGAAAGTTAAGTTTATTTTTAATTTTTTTCCAAAAAGTAGTTTCCGCATATTCCACTTCAAAAATTTTTATTTTTTCTTTATTTTCATAAGCTATTACAACAGCTTCATTAAAACTACTTGCAGTATATTCCCCATTAACTAAGTAAAAATTTTCTCCAACTTTTTTTATGTTTAGTAACATTATTTCTCCTTTACATCCAACCATAATACTTTGACTGACCTTGAAAGCCTTTTAAAACTTCTACTCCTATAAAGTCAAAACCATTTGATCCTTTACTACACCATCTCTTTTCATATTCATTAACTTCATTTATTGTTCCAGTGAAGTCCCAGCTTGAATATGAACTATTTCTATTACAAGCACTTAACTGATTTATTCCATAAATTTCTTTATATAGAATTGGTCTACTTACTTTCTTTTTAAATATTCCAAATTTATCTTTTATCTTTTCTATTTTTCTTATTTTTAACATCTTATTCTCCTAAATGTATTGACACTACAAATAACTTACTGTAAAATAAAACTGTCCAGGGCTTTATTAACACGAGCAAGTCATTTGCAGTGCAAAATAATAAAGTCTTTTTTTAAGCTAATCTATTTAAAACCTTTATGAAAACTTTAAGTTCTTCTATTTCATTCTTTAAATTAACAATCCTTGAAATTCCAAGCATAGCAACTGCTGCATCATCATCCACAAGAGAGTTATTATAATCTATAGTTTCTTTAGCTTTTTTTATTAAATCTTCTTTATTGATTAAATTATTTTGATTCTCATTACTCATAGTTCCTCCATTAGTTGTTGTAATTTTTTTACATATTCTGTAAGTTCTCTTTTATATTCTTCTTTTTCTTCATCTTTTAATTTTTTAACTCTTTTTTCCATTTTTTTAATTTTATTAAAATTAAAATATTTTTGTTCACCAGGTTCACTAGTATGATTTTTAAATTCTTCTCTTGCTGGAGCTAATAATTGTTTTATCTCTTTAACTTTTGAAGCTTCGGTTATTAAAACTGCTTTTACATCATCAAAACCTATTGAATTATGAGATAATATTTTTATAGCTTGATCTGATAAACTAAAGATTTTATCTTTGTAGTCAGGAAAATAGTTATATAAATTCCAACGTTTTAAAAATACAGAAACCATATCTTTTGTAAGCCCTGCACTTTCATACCAAGCCATAAAACTACCAGAAGCTTTTAATATTTTTTCAACTTCAGCTAAAGAACTACATATTTCAAAAAGATTATTTTTATATTTTCTAAAGCTATTTAAAAGTTTTGCTTCTTGTTCTTCAACTTTTTCTTTATCAATGTCAGATATTTCGTAACTTTTGAAATCAAATTTTCTTAATTGATTAGTAGAAATTGCATTTTCAAATTGTTTCATCACATCATTCATCATCTATCTCACCCCAAACTTTTACAAAAACTTCTTTTATATCATCTAATTTTTTTGATCTACTTTCCCAAAGTAGAGTACCTTTTTCAAGTAGTTTTAAAATAACTGCTGAATGATTAATTGGAATAGATAAGAAAACTCCTGAACGAGTTAATGTATCTTTTAAAAAAGTGTAGAAGTTTTTTTCTATTCTTGTTCTTCCTACTCTATTTGGAATTACAGCTCTAATTTTAGAAATATCAGTTTTCTTAAGTAAGTTTAAAATAGAACTTGTTGTGACAGAATCTAAAAAAGTTGGAACAATAATGTGTTCAGCTACATCAACAAAGATAGAATCTAAATCCATAACAGGAGATCCATCTATAATAATGTGTTTAAATTCATCTTTTAAACTATTAATTCTTTTCTTAAATTTTTCATCAAGATTCCCTTTAACTTTATAACCTTGAAGATGTAAGAAAAATAAATTAGGTCTTAACTTAGTTAAGTTATAAGGCTTTCCTTCAAGCATATCTTCAAGCCCTTTTTTTGAAGTATCTTCAACTTTTATTCCAGAATAATTCAAAATATTATTCTGAGAGTCTGATGTTAATATTAAGACTTTTTCATTGTTAAAGGCTTTGTATGCTGCTAACTGTAATGCTATCCAGCTTTTTCCCACTCCACCCTTATTGTTTTTTACTAGTATGACTCCCATAATATCCTCCTATTTTTGATTTTTTTTAGCAAAATATATTTTATGATTTTGTAGATTTATCAATTTAGCTCCATCAAACTGTAATTCTAGTAATGGATGCACAGTTCCACGGTTTTTATTTACAATTGCATAGCTACCATCAGCTCTTTTTTTAACAACACCACAAGTAATCATCTCATTATCTTTTATAGCTAATACATAGTCATCTGTATAAATATAGTTTTTATTTATTTTTATTCCTGTACTTTCTAGCCAAATAACATTATCAAATTCAAATTCTTGGTCACCAGCTTGTTTATTTGTTCCTTTTATCTTTCTTTCTTTAAAATCAACATTTAAAGCTTTGTAGACTCCTCCTGTTGTAATGCTGTAAAATTTTCCATGTAATTTCATTTAATTTTCTCCTTTCTTGTTATAAAATTCAGGTTCTCTTAGTTTTTTAAATGCTCCCATTTCTACACCATGCAAATCAAAAGATAATCTACCCCAATCTACACAGTACTTATATTTTTCAAAATCTAATTTTTCATTCTCTGGAAGCTTAGAATTTACTCTTTCAAAATCTTTTTGCAATTTACACCATTTATCGAATGGCATATTTATTTTTACAGTTTCTCCCATTTATTCTCCTTTTAGGCACTTAGCAATCCTAATTCAGTTATTTTTTCTTTTATTTTTTGAGAAATCATTAAATAATAGACTACTTCTGTATTTTTTTTAATTTCTCTGAGAGCAGGATTTTTAAATTCTTCTATAATTTCATCTTCAATTTTCAACTGCTGCTCTGTAGGTAAACTTTTAAAAACTTCCATAGCTTTGTCATTTTTTTGATACTCCTTTCTTTGTTCATTTTTACTTTTTTCTTGTTCAAGCTCTTTTTGTTCAATAGCTTGTAAATTTACTTCACAAGTTCCTTTAAACAAGTGAGCTGAAAAAACTGCTGCAATGTTTTTAATATCCTTTTTATTTTTTAGGATATCTATTTGCTCCTGGAAGAGATTTAAAATATAATCTATTGAATTATTTTTTAATAACTCAATTATTTTATCTTCATGCTTTTTAGAAAAATCAATTTCATTTTTTTTAAACCATTCTTTTATTTTTTTTAAATCATCAGGAGCTTTTTCTTCTTTATGATTTAATTCTTTATTTATGTTATTTATATTATGTTCTTTATTGTTGTCAATTTTTAACAAACTAGTTTGCGATTTTTTAACAGAGTAGTTTGTCAATTTTTTACAATCCAGTTTGTCAATTTTTAACAAACTAGTTTCCGTTTTTTTAAAAACTAGATTTTCAATTTCTTGAAAACTGATTTTAAAGAATCTACGACAGGGAGTTCCTCTATTTTCTTGAATTAATATACTAGCTTCTATTAAATCTTGAATTATTTTATTTTGTTTATGTCTACTTAAACCTGTTAAATCTTCTAAAGTTTCTATAGTTTGATAGAACCAACCTTCATCATCAGCTAAACCATCTGAAGCTTCTATAAGAATAGTTAATAAGAAAGCAGGTTCTATCCCTAAAGTTTTAACTATTTGCTTATTCAAGGTATAGTAGTTACTAGACATTAATAATTGTTTAAATGTCTTTTCTAACATCTTATCCACTCCTTCTTAAAGTGGTTTTTTAATGAAAGCATATTGATCAGCTACTTCTTTTTTATTTTCATCAATCATTTCTTGGTTTATCATTTCTTTTATTAAGTTAGCCAATGCTTTTTCTAATTTTTCTCTATTTTTAATATACATATTTAAGCCTCCAATTAATCGTTTAAAATATCTTTTAAAGTCCAAATTTCAATATTTTTATTGCTTATATATTGCCAAAGAACTTCATCATTATTACCAGCATCTAATTTTTCTTGATATTCTTTTAAAAGCTCACTTCTTAAATCTTCTAATTGTTTTATTTTATTTTCTATATATTCTCTACTTTTCATAATATTATCCTTTCATTATTTGCTGGAGAGCAGTGTGGGACTTGAACCCACATTCAACAAGTTCGAGCAGGCTTGTTATTTTCTCCAGTTAAATTAACTGCTCTTATTTCATTCCTTTATACAATCTTTCAAGTCGTTTCATTGCTTTTTCTACATTAGGATGTTCAGAAGCTTCTAAAACTTCTTTTGTAGATTGATACCAATTTCTAGCTTTTATTTTATTAGTAAAATAACTTTGATCTATTCCTAATAATTCCAATTGGACTATCCCATACATTTCAACTAAAATAAAAATAAGTTTTGCCTCTTCATTTATAAAATATAAGTCTTTCATTGTAATCTCCTTAAAATCTCTTTTTAATTTCTTCAACAAAACTTTCATCAATGTTCAAACAGCAAGGTTGAATATCAAATCTTTCAGGAAGAATTGAATATTTAAAATCAATTTCTTTTTTTGCTTCTTCTTCAGAAGTGAAAGCTGAAAGAATAGTTTTATCAGCATTAGTTATGATATAAATAGTTCTAAAATTTTCAAACATTCTTTTCACCTGCAATTTTGCAAGGATAACCTAATTTCTTCAGTTCTTCCTTAATTTCAATGAATTTAGTGTTTTTTCCATACTTGTTAATTAATTCTTGTAGTTCAGTTAGTTTCATAAATTCTCCTCCTATTTTTGTTGGAGAAATATAGAAATATCTTGTAATATGATAACAATTGTGTTATAATTATTATCAATAAGGGAGGTAATTATTTTTAATTACTTCTTTGAAAAAAGAAAGAGTACTTTGGTCGGTGGCTCTTTTTTTTTATTTTCTTCATAACTTCAAATCATCTTTACACTCATCTAAAAACTTCTTAATTTTCTTACCCAGTAGATACCAAGTAATCAAATAAAGTATTAAATTAGTTAAAAAACAAATAGTTATCAAGAAACAAATAAGTAAAAAACTTTTAATCATTTCACTTCCTTATTTTAAATTTTCTCTATTCCTCCTAAAATTTTTTTAATTTTTATAAAATTTTTAATATTTTTTATAAAATAATTATTTTTATTTATAAAAATATATTTTATATCTTTGAGTTGAATTTTATAACTTATAAATTAATTTGTCAAGTAATATTTTTAATTTATAAATTAATTTTTATAATCTAAAATTGAAAAAATTAAATTTTTAAAGTATAATATTTAACATAGAAATATAAAAATTTTTAGGAGGTGTTATATGTATAAATCTAAACTAAGATATCTAATGGCTGATAAAAAAATTGATTCTATAAAAAATCTTGTAGAACTAACAGGAGTTAGTAGACCACCACTTGATAAACTTTATAAAGAAAAAGACTTAGAAACACTATCACTAGATGTTCTTGCTAGAATATGTAAATACTTCAACTGTAAAATTGAAGATTTAATTGAGTATATTCCAGATGAAAACCAAACCCAAGAATAGTTTAATCTTTCAGTAGCACAGTCCACAAGCGTTGAATGCTTGGGGAAGCAGTTTGTGAACCATGCTATTCAAAGATTGAGATTTTATTCTTTTAGAGGGGGTTTATTATGATAAAATTCAAAATACATATCAAAATGGCTGAAAAAAGACTTTCTCAAAAAACAGTTAGCCAATATGTAGGAATCACTCCAACTGTTATGGGGAAATATTATCATGGGACAATAACAAGAATTAATCCAGAACATCTTAATAAGTTTTGTGAATTACTTAGTTGTAATACACAAGATTTAATAGAGTATATCCCAGATAATGAGAATACAACCCAAGAATAATTTAATCTTTCAATAGCACAGCCCACAAGTTAGAATGCTTGGGGAAGCAGTTTGTGAGCCATGCTATTCAAAGATTATTTTTCTTTAAAAGGAGATGACTATTTTGCAAAATTTTATAAAAATGAGATCTGAATTTGAAAAAGTACTAAGAACTATTGAAAATGAAAAAGCAATCTCTATCTGTGAAATGAAATACCTTTTCAAATCTCCTAAAAAACTTTCTCCTTTAGGTAAATTATGGAATTTATTGAAACCCCCTAAAAGATTTAATTATGATGATAAAGAAAATCTTATGAGAGCTTTTGGTTATTTATCTGAAAATAAATATATAATAAATTCAGATTACCTTACTCATGGTGTTAAGGAATATTTTTCTGATAACATGAAAATGTCAATAACAACAAAAGGTAAAGAGTATCTTTCTGAACTTGAAGATGAATTAGATGCTAGAGCTATTGCAGAAAGAGCAAATAAGCAATCTAAAATTGCTAATTTTATTGCCTTTACTGCACTAGCTGTAAGCATTTACACTTTATTAGTTAAATAGTGAAATTATATCATGATACATTCGTTGTAAATTTCCTGCTCTATAATGTAGATAAAGCACAATTAAACTCATTATTATTGTGATCCTACTTATCCAAATTGACTGAATGGCTGACCTTACAAGAGGGTCTTTCATATTTAATTTTTTTCTTCTTTTCATTTGAAACGCCTCCATATTTTTATAAATCACTAGAAAAATCTAGTTTTATTTTAGATTTAAGAAAAAAGTAAAACTCCATGAAACTCAAGAATAGTTTAATCTTTCAGTAGCACAGTCCACAAGCGTTGAATGCTTGGGGAAGCAGTTTGTGAACCATGCTATTCAAAGATTATTTTTATTTAAGGAGTTGATTTTTTTATGTCTTATAAATTTTCAAAAGAAGATTTGATAAAATTAGAGAACCTTAAAAACTTATCAAATTCTCAACTTAAATTTATTTCTTCTATTAATTCCCAAATATCTTTTATTGATGTTGGAACTTTAAAAAGAATAAAGCAAATTCAAAATATAGATTATGATATTTTAGAAAAAATAAAATCAAATATTCCAAAGATAGATGTTACTGCTCTTCAAAAAGCTCTTTTAGAAATAACAAATTTTCATAATCAATTTGCTTCAGTTTATGATTTTAAATTTATATCAGAATTACAGAATACTTTTGCCAAATTAAATATTATTAATAAAAATTATTTTAAAATATTTTCTCAATCTTCTTTTCTAACTTCTGAGTCTAATAAAGATAAGAAAGAAAATGAAGCAATAGAATTATTAAATTCAATTTCAGAAGATATTGAGAAAAGTTTAACAGAAGAAGATATTGAAAATTTTTCCTCCATTGATGAGTTTAATTCTATTGAGAAAGATGCTAAAAATTATAATAAAATGTTATCTAAAAATGATATAGTAGTTCTTATTTCAATCTTTTTTTATCTTTTGTTAATATTTAAAAGAGAAGAAATTATTCAACTTTCTATTTTAATAAGAGAACATTTTGGAAAAGCAGGGATATGGCTCTTAGATAGACAAGAAGCTATCCTTGCTTTAATTGGAATATGTCTTACTCAAATTATTGATAAGGATGATAAGTAAAGTTAGTCCTCTTTTTTTAAGTGTTGTAATTTTTCAAAAGTTACTACACTTTTTTTTATAAGGTTTTTAATTCTTTTTAAAAGAAAAAATGAAACTAAAAAATAAAAAAGTCCATTAAAAATTGAAGCAGCTAAAGTACATAAAATGATAATCTTTAACATTGTTCCTCCTAATTTACTCAATAAAATATTTTATTAAAAAAAATAATAAAATAAAAAATGCACAAAAATTAAAAATAAATGAAAATAAAAATATTAAAATAACATAACTTAAAATTTCCAATTTTACTCCTTCTCTATTCTAAGATTTTTTAATGTATTTTCAGGAATTTTTAATATCCTCTCAATTTTGTTTAAAACATAGTCATTCTTTTTTTTAATATGATGCCACATTAATTGATGTGACATATCAAGTTTATCTGCAAGAGTAGTAATTCCTATATCTTGTTCAATACACTTGATTTTTATAAATTTTTCAATGTCTAGATCTTTCATTTGTCCTCCTGTTTTAATTTATAATTATATACATTTACTAATATAAATATAAGCTATTCATTTACTTTTGTCAATAGTTTTTTATTACCATTATTTACATTTGTAAATAAAAAGTGTAAAATCTCCTTATAGAAAGGGGGTTAATATGGAAGATAAAATAAAAGAATTAGGACTTTATATTGATGAGTTAAGACAAAAAAGAAATTTAGGTTTTAACCAGTTAGCTAAAAAAAGTGGAGTTAATGTAAAAACTTTAAATGAAATAATGTATGGAAAAGCTAGAAGGATAAATCCAACATACTTAATTCAATTAGCAAAAGCATTAAGAGTTCATTATAAAGAATTTTATTGGATTGTTGGATATTTACTTCCTGAAGATGATATTGTAAAAAATACTAATACTAGTAATTTTACTAATAATACACTTGGTGATAATAATATTATGGTTGGAGGAAATATTATAAATTCTAAGTTTAATAATATAATTCACGAAGAAGTTGATGAAGATATATTAGATTTATCACTGCTTGATAAAGAAGATGCTGAAAGTATAAAAAAAATTTATAATTCTTTAATGAAAAAATAAAAATTATACAGGAGGACATAAAATGCTAAAAAATTTCTGTAAAAACGAAATTGGAAGCAATAATGTAATTGTTGGTGGAGACTATACAGTCTTTCAAAAGCATTTATCTAAAAATGATGTTTTTAATATTTTTAAAAATATGTGTAATTATTATTTTAATAAGAATTTTGAAAGTTATAAAATGAGATTACACAATTTCATTTTAGAGAATCTACCTTACTATGAATGGTCTCCTGAAGAAGAACAAGAATTTTTTATTATTTTAGGTCACACATCAACATTTTTAGAAGAGCAAATTAATTATTATAAAGCTGCTATAGATCTGTTACCTGATTCTATCGAAAGTAAAAAACTTAAGTGGTTATATATAAGATGTAAAATCATTAATTTTTTTAGAGAATTTTTTCAAATAAAAAAATATTAAAAAAAAAATGGAAGATAAATTATCTTCCATTTTTATTTTTATATGTAAAGTGCTAATAATCAAAATTATCACAAATTTTTCATTTTTATTTACAAAAGTAAAACTTGCTTTTTTTTAATAAGTATGATATTAATAAATTAATTTAGATATACATTGTAAATATTTATGAAAGTAAATTTTTTGAAGCGAGAGGTGATTTTTATGAATTTTAATCAATGTGATTATACTTATCTAATAAAAATAATCTCAAAAGAAAAAATTTTATATGATAACACTGAATGTCAAAATGTTATTGAAAAATGTGTTTTTTCTAATAGAAAAACATTTAAACAAGGTTATAAAGAACTTTCTAAAAAATATAATGAAGAAAATTATTTAATTCTTACATATCAAAAAATAAGGAGGAGCTGGTATGAATGCCCAAAGCCAAGAATTCGGATAGAGAAATAGCTCATGATTATTGTAGTTGTGGAGAGTATTTATATTCTGTAACAGAAGAAAGAATTAGAGTAGCAAGAGGAAGAAGAGTTACAGTTTATCTAAAAAAGAGAGAGTTAGAAATAACTTGCCCACATTGCAATAAAGAAATCAAAGTGAAGTTTTAATGTATGGACTAGATAGGGCTTGTATCTATATTGATGTCCAAACCGATATTTTGTATGTAAGGGAAAGAGTTAAAATAATATTTCCTCATAGTTTTTCAGAAAGTCTTTCTAATCATACAAATAATTATAAGATTGATAAAAAAAATATAAACTATATAAAATTAGAAGAAAAAAAAATTAAAAGACTAACAACTATAAAAATAGATTTTTCTTATCCTAGATTTTTCAGTGATGATAATATTTATCCATTATCAGATGAAACTAGAAAAATAATTGTAGAAAATAATCTAGTAAAATTAATAAATAGTTTAATAGACTATGAAATTACAGCTGAAGCTGTAAAATATGAATTTTTAGAATTCACTACTCAAGAAGTAGTTGGGAACTTTTATAAATTTCATAATATTGTGAGTTATTTTTTTAAAGCACTCACAAGAAAATATGATGATTTAGATAAAGTTCAATATTATAACTTTAATCAAAATGAAGAAAAATTTTATACAACAGGATTTAGTTTTCAGCCAATGTCAGGCTGGAAGATAAAACTTTATTCTAAAGGACATGAAAACAATAAGAAAAATGCAAGGAAAGTTAAGGGAGCAATCCTGAGACTTGAGCATAGATTAACTAAGAAAATTATAAAAAATTATTTTGAATTTAACTCAATAAAATACATAACAATAGAAAATATTAAAGATTGTATACAAAACACAATATCTCAAACTTTAGGACAAATACTGATAGATGAAGTAGAAAAATCAGTAGAAGTTTTAAAAGAAAAGTTTTTAAACTTCAGATGTCAAGATCTAGATTCTCTTGTTAGAGATAATTTAGAATGGATATTTGATTATAAAATACTTGATGATATTGTTACTAGTAGTAGCAATAAATGCTACAGGCAGATTGTTTTTTATAGAAGTAAAATAAAAGACATTCTAAATCATTCACAGCAAAGAGCATCTCCACAAAGAGATTTTTTTTCTAACATAGAGAGGCTCGAACTATTCTTCGCAAATCTAATACTTTTCAATGTAAAAGTCAAATGTAGCACTAAAAATCATTTGGCATTTTTTTGCAAAAAGTAGGAAGAAAAAACTTCCTATTTTCACACTTTCAAAAAAAATTTTCCATTTATTATCAATACTTTTTTATAGTTTTCTCGCGTGATAATTATGTGATGCACTTTAATCCTGAAACTGAAAATGTAATTATTTATTTTTATAATGCAAAAAAATAAAACAATTTAGAACAGGGAGGACTATGGAAATAACTAAAATCAATTTAGATATTTTAAAAGAAAATCCTAAAAATGTGGGAGGACATAAAAGATGAGTTAATCAGTGAGGTATAGAGATGAGTAAAACAGATAATTTTAAAGAAGAACAATTAGTAGTTTTGGAATTATATATAAAACTTGAAATTACTAAGTTTAGTACAAAGAAAAAAGATATCTATGATGAGATACAAAAAAGAACCAAATACAATAAGAATACAATAATTTCTTGGATAAATAGATATCTTACACAGTATAAGGAGATTAGAGAAGAAGTAGTTGAAAAACGAAATTCAAAAATATGCAATTTTGAGGGCTTGACAGAAAAACAAACCAAGTATGTTATATATCGAATGTCTGGAATTGGAAAAGAAGAAGCAAAGATTAAAGCTGGATATAGTGAAAACACTAAAGCAGCTAATATAGAAAAAAGTCCAAAGATTGCAACTAAGATAACAGAACTAAGAGAAATCCTATTTCAAGATACAGAACTAGGGATATTAAGTATAGCAACAAGATTAAATAAAATTTTAAACAGTGCTATAGATGGAGTAGATATCATTGAATACATTGATGAGTCTAGTCCTGATGGTCACACAGTAAGTAAGAGAGTACGAAAGGACAAACCACTATTAGCTGGAGTAGCAGCAGCAAGAGAGCTTAATTCTATGTTGGGCTACAGAGTAACTGATGAAGTGAAGCTTAAAGCTACACTGAATAGTGAAAATGACACAGCTGTGAGTGATGATGACTTCGAGTAATCAAAAAGGTACTGTGACAGAATTTTTTTATTAGAGGGTGCGGCTGGAGGCTCGGAACTTTTCAAATACGAAATTTTTTGATTTCCTTCCCAGTTCCAAATTTTATATATACGCATGGGAGAAAAAGGGTGGAATTATGATACTTGCAAATGAAAAACAATTATCAAAAGTTCTTAATATTTCTGATAGAAGAGTTAGAGAGTTATTCAAGGATTACAAATCAGAAAATGGAAGTTACCCTCTTATAAAATGTGTAACTGAGTTTATAAACCAAACAAGAAATGGAGATATAAACCTAGTGACACAAAAAACTCTTGCTGAAATTTTAGGACTTAGTGAAAAGACAGTTAAAGAACTTGCAAATCGTGGAGTATTAGAAAAAAATTCTAATGGACAGTTTGATTTGAAAGACAGTTTAAAAAAATATTTAACTGTAACTGATGAAAGGAATAAGAAAAAGGCAGTTGAAAGAGAGTATCAGCAATATAAACTTGAAATTTTACAGGACAAATATCACTTAGATGAAGATGTTAAGTATGTTTTGACTGATATTTTAATTAAATTCAAAGCTAAATTACAAGCAACTGCTGTAAAAATTGACAATGAAGTTAATGATATATCAGAAGCTGATAGATTAGATTACTTAAAAAATACATTAATAAATTGTTTGGAAGAGTTAGCAAACTACGAACCTCCAAGCAACAGGAGAAAAACAAAAGATGTATAAGAGAACCAGGGAATTAATAAAAGAGTGTTTAAAGATATTAAGACAACCACCACTTGTGAGCATTATGGAGTGGGCTAATCAATATAGAGTTTTAGATACTACGTCAGCAAAAGAAGTTGGTAAATTCAATGTTGAAAGAACACCATATATGATAGAAATATATGAAAAAATAACAAAAGGAGAGACTAAACAAGTTACATTGATGATGGCTGCACAATTAGCAAAGAGTGAATTAATCATCAATACCATTTTAAGATATGCTCATTTAGATCCTTGTCCTATGTTAATAGTTCAACCAACTGATGAAATGGCTAGAAGTTTTTCAAAGGAGAGAATACAACCAGCCATAAATAACTCTGTATTAAACACTATTATAAAAGAACCTAGTAAAAAAGATTCTGGAAATACTGTTACACATAAAATGTTTCCAGGAGGATATATAGCTTTTGTTGGAGCTAATTCACCATCAAAATTAGCTGCAAGACCTATTAGAAACATATTTCTTGATGAGGTGGACAGATATCCAAAAAGTTCAGGAAATGAAGGAAGTCCTATTTCATTGGCAAAGAAAAGAACTTCCACATTTGATGATATTACAAAACACATCATTACAGGAACTCCAACAGTAAAAGGTTCATCAGAAATTGAAGATGAATATAACAATTCAAGCCAAGCTGAATGGTATATTCCTTGCCCTGGATGTAAAAAAGAACAAACTTTTAAATGGGGTAATATAAAATTTGAAACTGATGGAAGTAATGTAAGAATGGTCTGTCCTCATTGCGGTAAAGCATTCACTGAAAAAGAGTGGAAAAAAGGTAATGAAAAAACTGGAAGATGGATACATAAATATCCTGAAAGAACAAAAAATCTAGGTTATCACCTGAATGGTCTAGCTAGTCCATTTAGAAACTGGGAATCTATTGTTCAAGAATGGCTAGAAATTAAAGGAGATGTTGAAAAGCTAAAAGCTTTTATAAATACAGTTTTAGCTGAAACCTTTGAACAAGAATATACAGGAAGATTAGATCCTAAGAAGCTTATTAAGAGAACTAGGGAAAAATATAGTTATATTCCTGATAAAGCTTTGATTTTAACAGCAGGAGTAGACATTCAAGATAAATGGATAGCTATTGATATTAATGCTTGGGGTCTTGGATATGAAAGCTGGGGAATGGAATACATAATTTTACATGGAGATTTAAACCAGCAAGAAATTTGGGATAGACTTGATAAAGTTTTGGATAAAGAATATTTTTATCAAAATGGAGATAAATTAAAAATTTATTCAGCTTGTATTGATACAGGAGGACACCACACTCAAAAAGTTTATGACTTTGTAAGTCCTAGACAATATAGGAGAATAATAGGAATTAAAGGGCTTGGTGGAGAAAATGTCCCAATTAATAATGGATTTAGAAAAACAAAAAACAAGGAAATAGACCTATTATCAATTGGTTCAAATGCTCTTAAAGATATAGTTTCTGGAAGATTAGATGCAAGAATCAATGAAGAGGGATACTGCCATTTCAATGGAGAATATGGCAAAGGATATGATTTAGAATATTTCAAATCTTTAACTGCTGAAATAAAAGTTCAGGAAAATCGGAAAGTAGTTTGGAAGAAAATCCAAACAAGAAATGAAGGCTTTGATTGTAAGTGTTATGCAACAGTTCCATTCTACGTATTTAGAATAGAACCTGAAAATTTAGTAAATCTTAGTAGAGCAGATTTATTAGAATTATCAATTAAAGGTTTCTTAGAACAAAAGAAAAAAGAAATAAACATTGATAAAAAAGGAGTTGAAGTATGAGAAATGTAGCTAGTTTTGAAAGTAAATTATTAGAAATAGAAGAAGCTGAAGAGGATCTTATTTTATATGGTTCTGCTTGGGTAGCTGGAGTTAAATTTTTAAAATCAAATCCAGATGACATGAAAAAATTAGAAGAACTAAAAGAGCATTATCAGAAAAAAGTAAATGAAATTCTTGATACAAAAATAACAGCTCAGGAATGTGAAAGATATATAAGATTATATTTAGAAGCAGAAGAAGCAGTTCTAAAAGGTCAAGAATATACAATAGATGGACAAAATTTAAAAAGAGCAGATTTAGAACAAATTAGAAAAGGTCGTATTTGGTGGGAAAATAAAAAGGCTCAAATAGAGAGTGGAACAGGAGAAGGAATAAGATTTTTCCAAATAGTTCCTCATGAGTTTTAGGAGAAGGTATGAGAAAAGCTAAGATAAATAAATTAAACCAGGAACTAAAAACTGAAGAACTTAAATACAAAATAGAAGCTATAAAACAACAAAGAGAATTTCTTAATTATAGTCAATCTGGAGCAAGTACAACTAAGATAGCTTTCAAAGGAATGTACAATTCTCTGGACACTACAAAAGATGATATTGAAGATAATAAAGAAATCTTAATGGCTAGATCTAGACAGCTTTTTATGGGAAATCCAATTTCAAGAGGGGCTATTTTAAAAATAAGAACAAATGTTATTGGAGATGGTCTTAAGCTAAAAAGTAGGATTAATAATTTCTTATTGAAACTTCCAATTGATGAAGTTGAAAGAATTCAAAAAGAAATAGAAAATATTTGGGAATTGTGGTCCGATAGCACAGAATGTGATATTCAAGGAGATTTAACATTTAACCAGCTACAAGATTTAGCTATGATAACTTACTTAATGGACGGAGAGTGTTTTGTTAATCTTCCATATCATCAAAGAAAAGATGAATTATTTGATTTAAAAGTTCAGTTTTTAGATTCATATTACTGTGAATCACAGGACACAAATGACTACTTGTATGAAGGAGTAGAAACAGATGAAAAGGGAGTTATAAAAGCCTATCACTTTAAAGATAAAAACTATCAATATACTAGAATACCAGTCTTTGATTCAACTGGTAGAAAACAAATATTAAAGTTGATGGAAAAAGAGAGAGTAGGACAGGTAAGAGGAGTTCCACTTCTTGCTCCAGCTCTTGAAACATTGTCACAACTTTCAAGGTTCTCTAATGCAGAATTAATGAATGCAGTTGTCAGTGCAATGTTTACAGCTTTTATAAAACAAGATAATAATACAGGAAATACTGGAAAAATAGGTGGAGTTGGAGAAGGAATGTTCCAAAAACCTAATGGAAATACAAGAACATATGAAGGAACAGAGTTAAGCATGGGTTATGGAAATTTTGGAGTATTAGAACCAGGACAAGACTTAGTTTTTGCAAATCCAAATAGACCAAACTCAAAGTTTGAAATGTTCTTTAATGCACAATTAAAGCAAATAGGAACAGCTTTAGAAATTCCATTTGAAGTCTTACTATCTTCATTTAATGCTAGTTACTCAGCTTCAAGAGCTGCACTACTAGAAGTAGCTAAGATGTATCGTAGAAGAAGAAAATGGATGTCAAGGTCATTTTGCCAACCAATTTTTGAGCAAGTAATTGAAGAAGCAGTTTTAAAAGGATATATAAATTTACCTGGATTTTTAGAAAATCCAATTATGAAAAAAGCATATTTAAAAGCTGAATGGTATGGAAATTCACAAGGTCAAATAGATCCAGTGAAAGAAGTAACTGCATCTATTTTAAAGATTAAAAATGGACTATCTACAACAGAGAGAGAAGCGATGGAGTTAAATGGTAGTGATTGGAATGAAAATTTAAATCAACAAGCTATTGAAATAAAAAAGAAAAAGGAGGCTGGCTTAGATGGATATATTAAACCAAGCAAGAAAGAATAAGAATGAATTAAACATTCAAATATATGGTCAAATTGGTGGGTTTTCCTGGTTTGATGAAACTGTAACATCAGATCAAGTCTACAAAGAACTTGAAAACTTTGGAAATGACATAGATGTTATAAATCTTTATATTAACAGTCCAGGAGGTTCAGTAACAGAAGGGTGTGCAATTTATAGTGCTTTAAAAAGACATAAGGCAGTAAAAAATGTTTACATAGATGGACAATGCTCATCAATAGCATCAGTTATAGCCATGGCTGGAGACAAAATTGCTATGAGTCCAGTCGCAACTATGATGATACATAATCCAATTACAGCACTGGCTGGAGATGCAGAAGAAATGAGAAAAACTGCAAACATTTTAGATATTATGAAAGAAACTATCATTAATGCTTATGTTACAAAATCTCATTTAAGTAGAGAAGAAATATCTAATTTAATGGATACAACAACTTATCTTACAGCTAAACAAGCTATTGAAAAAGGGTTTGCAACAGAAGAAATTGTATTTGATGTAAAAAATTCTGAATTTTCAAACTTGGAAAACTTTAAAATAAAATCTAAACAAGTTATCAACAGTGGAAACACTGAAAAAAAAGGAGGAGAGAGCATGGGAGCAAAAAACATGCAGGAGCTAGAAGCTCAAAATAAAGAATTAGTAGAAGATATAAGAAAGGAGGCTATAGCACAGGAAAGAAAAAGAATAAATGACTTAGATGTACTTAATGAACAAACACAAGGCAAATGTAAAGACATTATAGATGAAGCTAAATTATCTGGTAAAACAAGAGCTGAAATAGTTGAAAATGTATTAGCAAAATTTATTGAAAATAATGCAAATACAGAAGAAACTGAAAAAGTTCCTGAAGATAAAAATCCAGCTGATATTTTAAATATCAGAAGACAAGAAAGTAAAAAAGTAGAAGTAGATAATAGAGCACCTGGACAAACTGATAACACAAAAGAGTTAATAGCTGATATTGTAAATTTAGCAAATGCATAATAGGAGGGAAAATATGAAAGAAATACATGAAACAAGTAATTTAAAAAGAGATTTACAATTTCCATTTTACACAGAGAAAGTAGAATTTGAAGCTGGAGAGTATAAAATGGGAGATTTAGTAGAACTATCAACAGCTGGAAAAGTTAAAAAATTAAATACAGCGACTGAAATCTATGGAGTAGTAACAGATGATTTTAAAGCTGATACTAACAATAAAAAAAGCACAGTATATTTAACAGGATCTTTTAATGAAAAATTTGTCAATTTTAATGGTAAAGATAAAACTGAAGTTAAAAAAGCAGCAAGAAAACTTTTAATAATGATTGGATAAAAAAGGGAGGATATATGTCATCAAAAATATTTGGATTAATCGCATTAACAGCCATAATAGAGCAAACAAAAGCACCTAAAAATTTTCTATATAACCTATTAGTAGGGGAAGAAAAACCTGAAAAAGTACAAGATTTAGAAGTACATACTAAAGAAGCTGGAAGAAAAAGAGCACCTTTAGTAGGAAGAAGACAACAAGGAGTATTTATAGAAAAAGACTCTTTCGCAGTACAAAGAGTTAAACCAGCATGGATAAAATTACAAGCAGTCAATGAAGCAGAAGCTGTATTTGAACAACAATTTGGTCAAACTCCTTATGCTGATCCACAAGGAGTAGGGAAACAAATGTTAGCAGACACTATGAAAAATTTTAAAGATATAGCATTCAGAACAAGACAATGGATGTTAATAGAAACTTTGAAAACTGGAGTTTGTCCTATGGAATCAGGAGTAGAAGGTGTTAAATATGGAGATATTAATACAGAAGTTCTTACAGGAAATGACCTTTTCAGTAATCCAAATTGTAATCCAATAGATTACTTAGAAAAAAAACAATCTGAAATTCAAAAACAAACTGGAGTTGTAATAGATACAGTAATATTCTCTCCTGATGTTGCTGGAGCATTTTTAAAAAATGAAAAGGTTAAGGAATATCTAAATACAAGACATGCTAATTATATTCGTGTGAATGATTCTAAAGCTGAAACTGATGATGGTAGAAAAGAAATAGCATATTTACCTACATTAGGAATAACAATATTTTCTTTTGTTGACTGGTATGAAGATATGGAAACAGGAAATGAAGAACAAGTTGTTCCACCTAAAACTTGTATAGGAGTAAAAGCTAAAAGCTTTGCATTTAAATATGCTGCAATGTCTATAAGAACAGAACAAGGAAAACCTGCTCAATTGCTTGTTAAAAAAGAAGCAATAAGAAAATGGTATCCAGATTATAGTGAAGATGAAGAGTTACAATACTTCTCAAGACCATTATGTATGCCTCGTGAAGATGTAAAATCTTGGTTCATTGCAACTGTTTTATAAGGAGTGATTGTTGATGGAAAAAATGATAGCAATAAAAAATATAAGAGTTGGAGAAATTCTGTATAAACCTGGAGAAGAGTTTGAAATAGATGAGATGGAAACACAAAGATTAATAGATTTAAATGCTGCTATGTTCGCTAATAACGAAATAGAAGCAACAACAGAAGTGACTGAAGAAATAAAAGAAGAAACTGAAGCTGTTGTTGGAGCAGTAAAAGAACCTACTCCAGTTAACAAAAAAGGCAAGAAAAATGAATAATACTTTCAAAGCTGATGTTGAAAAAACTTTTTTTACAGATTTTGCAGAAAAAATTGACCTGTCAGGAATAAGATTAAAAGCAGTAATAACAAAAGTTCAAAATAATCCTAAAATGACAGGAAAATTTAAAGAAAGTCTTGATTCAAGTATTTTAGTAAGAAATGGTTTAAAAGTCTCTATTAAAACTAGAGACTTACCATCTTCTATATCTATTGAAGTAGGAGAAAATATCACTATTGATGATGTTTCTTACTATGTCTATGATGTAGAAAAAAGACATGGAATGATACATATATATGTTCAAAAGTATGAGGGATAAAAATGTACACACTTGAAATATCTGAAGAAAGTTTAAAAAAACTAGAAAAAATTGGAAAAGAATTTTCAGGAATGGATAATAAAATTGTAAAGGAAGCATTAAGAAAAACTCTAAATTATGCTAAAAAAGAAGAAAAGAAGTTTATAAAATCTAGATATTCTTTGAAGCAAAGTTTAGATTCTAATACTTTAAAATCGCAAATAACATCTACAGATGGAGTTCTTTTAGGGAGTACAAAAAGAAATAAGATTTCAGAATTTGCAATATCTAAACCTAATCCTGGAAAAAGTAAACAGTATATAAAAACCAAAATAGTTAAGCCAAGACCTGAAATGACTTGGAAAACTTTATTCTGGGCTTTTTGGAAAAAAGGAAGTCCTCAGCTTATGTTTAGAGTAGGAAAAGAAAAACATAAGATAACATTAGCAACATCTTTATCTGTGAGAAATATGGGATTACAAATTGATAATGAGAAGATCTATGAAGAAATTCAAAATATCTTTTCAAAAGTTTTAGAAGAAAGGATAGATGCAATATGGAGAGAATAAATCCATTAAAAAAGAATAGTTTAGCTTTAGAAAGTGCAATAAAAAAAGCATTTGAAGAAGCTAAAATAGAAAAATTCAACTTTTATAGAAGTTATATTCAGCCTGAAAATCTTGAAAATAGAATAAAAAATGTAACTAATAAAGAAAATAAATTTCCTTTTGTTATTATAAGACCAGTTAAGTCAATTCAAAAAGCAAAAGGTGGATTTACTACTAAAGTTGCTACATTTCTAATTAGATTAGGAACAGAAAATAAGGATTATGAAGAAGGCTTTTATGAAATAGCTGGGATATCTGAATATTTAATAGCTTATTTTACTAAATATTCATCAGCAACTCAAAAAAAAGATGGATTTAGTTATTCAATAGATTTAGAAAATATAGAATCTTACTTAAATGAAGAAATCACAGGTGGAGATTACTGGGTTTATGATATTCTTTTACAATTAAATATTCCAAGTGTTCCACATACAGCATATCTTGAAGAAAGTGAAAAAGGAATTTCAAAAGAAAAGGAGGAAAAATGGCAGGATTAAAAAACGAAAAAGATAAAGAAAAAGAAAAAGATAAAGCAGTAGTAGCTGAAAATACAAATAGTACAGAAACAAATGTAAATAATGAAACTACTAATACAGAAGTAGTTACTCAAAATCAAGTAACTACTGAAATAAAAGCAGAAATAAAAGAGGATAAAACTTATATTTATATTGGTGAAGAAGTAACTAAAGATGGTTTTATTTTAAAATATAAAGGTTTTTACACTTCTGAACAATTAAATAAAATAAAAAATGGTATGTCTAACTATGAAGAAATAAAAGGAAATTTCATAGATTTAGATAAATATAGTGAAGATAAATAGGAGGAAAAATGGCTAAATTTCAACATGGTACAAGTTATAAAGAAATGCCTTCAGGGTTAAAAATATTTGTAGAAACTCAAACTCCAACTGTAATAGTTGGAACAGGTACTGTTAATATGGGAGATATGAGCTGTGTCAATAAACCTGTTCTTATACAAAATGCGAAAGATGCAGCAACATATTTTGGAAGCACTAACAATATAAAAGGATTTACTATAAATGAAGCATTATACTTAGCTTTTAATGTATTTAATGTAAAGCCTATTATTGTTATAAATGTTTTAAATCCTAGTGAACATAAAACTGCACATACTGAGGAAGGAGTTGTTGTAAAAGACTTTAAAGCAACTCTTGTCAAACCTGGAATTATAAATGATGAAAATTTGGTTGTTAAAAACAATGAAACATCTGTAGTAGTTCAAAAAGAAAAATATACTTGTTCATTTGATGATGAAGGAAAATTAACTGTTACATTAGCAAAAACAGAAACAGCAATTAAAAAAATAGATGTTTCATATAATTTCTTAGATGTTAGCAAATTAAAAGAAACTGATGTAATTGGAAGTATAGATCCACAAACATTAGAAGCAAAAGGACTTGAATGTTTAAAGGAAATATTCCCTAAATATTCAATGATACCTAGTTGTGTAGTTGCTCCTGATTTTTCAACAGCAAAAATAAGAGTAGCATTAGATGCTAAATCAGCTGTTATAAATGATAAGTGGGCATCTATGTCAATTCCTGAAATGCCTAATACAACTAAGTATGGAGAAGTTATAGCATTTAAAAAAGAAAAAAATTATATAGATGCTGACCAAGCAATAACTTGGGGTTGTCCATATATAGAAGATGAAGTATTCCACTTTTCTACAGTAATGGCATTACATATGCAGTCAATAGATGCACAATTTGATGGAGTTCCTTGTGAAAGTCCTTCAAATAAAAATATAAAAATGCAAGGTGTTGGATATTATGAAGGAAATACATTTAAAAAAGTTAATTTAGATGAAGCTGAAGCCAATCTATTAAATGAAAATGGAATTTCTACAATAATAAGACAACCAAATGGAACTGTATTCTGGGGTAATAGAACATCTGTATTCCAACCTGGTGGAGAAACAGATCCAAAAGATGTTTGGATACCAGTTAAGAGAATGTTTAAATATATTGGAAACACAATAATGTTAAATAATACTATTGAAGTTGATAAAGGAATGACACCTTCTCAAGCTAAGAGTATAGAAACTAATATAAATGTTTGGCTAAATTCTTTGAAAAATGATAATAAGTTACTTGGTGGAAGAGTTGAATTTAAACCTGAAGAAAACTCTGAACAAGATATGATAGCAGGAAAATTCAAATGGCATATCTATCTAGGAGCAATCATTCCAGGAGAAAGTTTAGAATTTAGGTTAGAATATGATTCAAAATATTTAAAATTATTATTTCAAAGATAGGAGGATTAAATGATTAGATCGACAGTAATTGAAGATGCAATTATAAGATTAAATGGAACAGATGAATTGGTAGGAATAGCAATTATTACCTTACCTGACATAGAACATAAAACAGAGACTATAACTGGGTTAGGTGTAATAGAACATGATGAACCTATTCCAACAGCATTTAATGCTATGAAATTGCAGTTAAAATTCACAAACAGAAGTGAAGACATCATATTTGAATATGGAAGTAATATAAATTTAACAGCTAAAGCAGCAATATTGGTTGAAGATTCTAAAACTCATGAAAATGATGAAATAGAAGCAAGTTATTCTTTTAAAGGAAAAAGAATTAAAACAAGTGGTGGAGACCTAGGAAAAGCTACAAAAAATGAAACAGAAGTAGAGTTATCTCTAACTTATTACAAAGAAGAAATAGGTGGAAAAGTTATACACGAAATTGATGTATATAACAAAGTAGCTATTGTAAATGGTAAAGACTTATATGAAAAAGTAAGAAGTATCTTATCTTAGGAGGTAAAAAATGGAAAATTTTAAAGACAAATTAAAAGAAGCTAATGAAGAATTAAATAGAAAAAATGGAGTAATTGAAACAGAAGTAGATGAAGAAATAGATGGAGAAGAAAAAGAAAAAGGATTAGTTAGAAAAGTTAAAATTTCTGATGGAAGAGAGTTTACTTTTGACTTTGGAAAACTAACAGGAAATTCAATAATTGAAATAAAGAAAAATTATGGAAAATTAAGAAAAAAATCGGCAACTCTTGTTGAAGAACTTGATGATTTCTATTATATGCTTGTTGCAGAGTATGTATCAACATATTCATATAAGACATTTTTAAATCTTTCTTATAAAGATTTTGCAAAAATAAGAGATGAAGTTAGAGATTTTTTGCAGGAAGATTAATAGAAGATCTTGAAAGAGAGCAATCAAAACTCTTAGATGAATTAATAGTAGAATTAAACAATCCATTAGGTGTAAATATGAATATTTCATACTCATACTTAATGGGTTGTGATATATATAGAATAAAAGAATTAATACAAACAGTGGAAGAAAGTATAAAAAGAAGGGGGTGATGTTCTTGGCAAAGAGAATGGATTTGATTATGAAAGTACAAGGTCTCATAGATAAATCACTACCTGGAAATTTAAAAAAGTTAGCTAATGAAGTTAAGAATTTAAGAGCTGAAAGACAAAAAATGGAAAAAGCTCAAAAAACTTTAAAAGCTCAAAAAGAATTAAATAAAGAAATAACAACGAATGTTGCTAAATATAGAAAACTTAGAAATGAATTAAAAGCTTTAGATGAGATTAAAAAGAGAAATGTTAATCTAACAGAAGCTGAAAAAAAGAAATACGAAAGCTTAACTAAAAAAGCTAAAGCCTTAGAAACTACTATAAAATCACAATCTAAATCATTCCAAAAATATGGAATGGAACTTAAGAAATTAAAAATACCTTTTGATAATTTGCAAAGTGAAATAGACCAAACTATAAGAAAAGAAAAAGAGTTAATAGCTCAACAAAAAATAGTTGCTAAAAGTCAAGGTTTTTTCAAAGGTGTAAAAGATAAAGTAAAAACTGGAATGAAAGTTGCAGCAGTTGCAACAGTTGGTGCTGCAATTGGAATAGGGACTTCATCAGCTAAAGAATATTTAGAATTTGATAAGCAAATGATTAAAGTTAAGGCTTTAACAGGAGCTACAATACAAGAATATGAAGCTTTGAAGAAGAAAGCTATGGAA